GTCCTGAATGTTGGGAACCTGATCAGCCACAGTTGCAGCTTGGTATGTACCCTGTGTATGACCCACAGGCAATTCGTAATCCTCGCGTAGACTCTAATTCGTATTATCAATCGGGTTTAAATGGGTTACAGATTGAGCCTGTAAATGATGACTCTAGCCAAGATGAAAATGGGGTTCCCTTGGGAGGTAGTAGAGTTATACAATGGGGCTGGTATCCTGTAGGTGGATCAAGATCGTTTGATGCTGCGCTGACTCCAAACGATTTAGTAGCGCAGGGTTTAGTTAATTCTGTAACTGTTTCGTAGGAGTTTGTGATGGATAAAGCAGATCTTAAGCAAGACAAGAAGATGATTGCTGGTGCAGTGCACAAGCATGAAAAGAAAATGCACCCCGGTAAACCCATGACCAAGCTTAAAAAGGGTGGGCCTACCGGAGAAATGATGCGTAAAATGGGCCGTAATTTAGCGCGTGTCGCCAATCAAAGGGGTCGATAATGGCTAGCTACTCTATGAAAAAGGGCGGCAAGGAAGTCGGTCCTGCTTCGGTTTACGCCGAACCCCACACGATGCAAGGTAAAAAGACCAAGGTTGAAGCAAACCCCGGTTCTGGCCCCGATCACAGCAGCTCAAACACAGTTGCCATGAGCGTTGGTGCGTACACAAATCGCTTAGACAAGCCTATTAAAACTTCTGGTATCAAGATGCGTGGTGCTGGCGCAGCAACTAAAGGCACGATGTGCCGGGGTCCAATGGCGTGAACTATACAGAGTTAAAAAAGGCGATTAGAGGGTACGTCGAAAACGACTTCCCGACGATTACTTTTTCTGATTCGGTTACGACGTTTACGTCGGACGAGCAGCTTGCTCGTTTTGTGCAGCAGGCTGAACAGCGTATTTATAACTCTGTTCAGTTTCCATCGTTACGGAAAAATGTTACTGGGTCAACTTCAGCAAATAATCAATACCTTCAATGCCCGTCTGATTTTTTAGCACCCTATAGTATGGCTGTTATTGATACGACAGGGCGGTATTTTTATTTGCTTAATAAAGACGTTAACTTTATTCGTGAAGCATACCCAGTTACTACGGGGTCTGGTAATACAGGACGCCCCAGACACTATGCAATTTTTGGCCCTGATTACCCCACATTTCCTGACGAGTTAACTTTTTTGTTGGGACCAACACCTAATCTTTCTTATTCTGTTGAGCTTCACTATTATTACTACCCAGAATCAATTACCGTTGCTGCTGATGGGCGCACATGGCTGGGCGATAACTTTGATTCGGTTTTGTTTTATGGGGCGTTACAGGAAGGGTATACGTTTATTAAAGCCGAGCAAGATATGATTGCTAGGATTGATACGCAGTATAAAGAAGCTCTTGCATTAGCTAAACGTCTTGGTGATGGTATGGAACGTCAAGATGCCTACAGATCAGGGCAGTATAGGCAGGCGGTAACATAGTATGGCAATTGTTCAAACCATGTGCACAAGCTTTAAGGCAGAAGTTGCTCAAGCTTTGCATAACTTTACGACGGGGACGGGGGATGTTTTTAAACTTGCCTTGTACGTCTCAACTGCCACCCTCGGAGCAGACACAACCGTTTACACATCCTCTGGGGAAGTATCGTCGAGTGGAACCAATTACACGGCTGGTGGAGCTACGCTTACAAACATCACACCTGTTACATCAGGAACCACAGCGTACTGGTCTTTTCAAGACGTTACTTTTTCAAACGTCACCCTTACATGCGCGGGAGCTTTGATTTACAATTCTTCTAAGGCGAATAGGGCGGTTTGTGTACTTAATTTTGGTCAAACTATCACGAAAAGTGCGTCAAATTTAATCATTACTTTTCCGCCAATGGGCGCAACTGATTCTGTTTTAAGGATTGCATGATGGAAAAAGCACGAACAAACGACCAATTTTCAAGCGGTTTAACCGCCCGGACAGGTTCAGGCGAGAAAGCTTTGGCGTGTGGTAGATATTACGCAGAGTGCCGAGACAAAGATGGCAACCTGAAATGGACCGCTGAGGGTGATAACTTGGTAATGAACGGCGGTCTTCAGTATATGGCTGGCACGGCACTAGCTAATTCAACCGCACAACTTACTAGTTGGTATGTTGGTCTTTATGGCGCAGCAGCAAGTAATACACCAGCGGCATCAGATACGATGGCATCTGGAGGGCATCCCGGATGGACAGAGATTGATTGCTATAGCGATGCAACAAGACCAGCGGCAACATTTGCTGCGGCGACCAATGCCAATCCTTCGGTAGTCACAAACACCTCCAACAAAGCCGTATTTAATATTGACGCAACGGCAACGGTTGGCGGGGCGTTTTTAGTAAGCAATAACACCATCCTTGGAACGACAGGCACGTTATTCTCGGCGGCAGACTTCCAATCGCCGGGGGATCGGTCGGTGGTATCGGGTGATGTGATCTCAGTAACTTACGAGTTCCGTTTAACAGCGACATGAGTGAAGGAGGCTGGGGATCAGGTGCGTGGGGATTCGGTCCTTGGGGGCGATCAGCTTATGAGCGATCTGTTCTTGAAGCCGCATCAGGCAACGATACCGTTGCTGTTCCCGGCGTTGAGTATCCGGCATCTATCATTGAAGCTGCTTCGGGCAATGACCAAGTTACCAGCAATCCTTACTTCGCAACCGACATTATTGAAAATGCAAGTGGCGCAGACTCAATCTACGGATCGGCAAATTTTGCCAGTTCTATTATTGAAACGTCATCGGGAGCAGATAGTATTGCTGGGTCGGCAAGCTTTTTTAGTTCTGTATTGGAAGGCGCACAGGGTAACGACAGTATTTCGATCAACTTGGAAATGCAGTTATCGATTCTCGAAACAGCATCTGGCGCAGATACAATCTCTGCTGTATTGTTCTGGGAACAGATTGACACCTCTCAGACCGCTAATTGGACTGAGATAACGACGTAAGGAAGTCACCATGCCTTATACCAGTTTGTTAGACCTCATTACTCCAGTACAGGGTACGGAATCCGGTACTTGGGGTGATGCTGTCAATCGTGGTTTGACGGCTTATCTTGATATTGCAATTGCCGGTACGCAAACCATCACCCAAGATAATGATGTAACCTTAGTTAATACGCAAGGTACGAACTCCGCAACCAATATTGGTACGACATCAGCCCAGTACATGGTGCTTAACTGCACCGGCTCACGAACGGCTATTCGTAACATCAATACGCCTAATTCATCCAAAGCCTACATTGTGATGAACAACACCACGGGCGGTTATAACGTGGTGATTCGTGGCGGTACAGGTCCAACAACAGGTATTTCAGTCGCTCCCGGCAAACAGACTTGGGTGGCTTGGGATACCAATGCAGGTGATTTTAGAGAGATTGCATCGGGGGATGTAGATGGTCCTTCGTCCGCCACAGATAACGCGATTGCACGTTTTGATGGCGGAACCGGCAAGATTATTCAAAACTCAGCCGCTTTTATTGCAGATACCACAGGCGACATCACAGCGGGTGCTTATAACAAGGTCACGATCACTGCTCCGGCATCTAGCGCAACACTGACCATTGCTGATGGTAAGACACTAACGGCTAGTAATAGCCTGACGCTAGCAGGTACTGATAGCACCACGATGACCTTTCCGGGAACCAGTGCAACGATTGCACGGACGGATGCGGCTCAGACATTTACGGGCATACAGACCTTTAGTTCGGCACCGATCTTATCTTCGGCCACGGCAAGTAAAGCAGTCTTTACGGATGGATCTAAGGCACTTACCTCTACAGGTACGCTAACCACGGATCAGGGTGGTACAGGTCAGTCTAGTTACACCGCTGGTGATTTAATTTACTACGCCACGGGTACAGCGTTTACCAAGCTTGCGCTTGGTTCAAGTACGACCATCCTTACGTCTTCAGGAACAGCACCACAGTGGAGTGCTGCATCAGGTGTGACGGTTGGGACGGCTACGAATCTTGCAGGTGGTGCAGCAGGGTCGGTTCCTTATCAGACAGCATCAGGTGCGACAAGCTTCTTATCCATCGGTACGTCTGACTATGTTCTGACTTCCACAGGATCAGCGCCGACTTGGACAGCGAATACCGGTACAGGAAATGTCGTTAGGGCAACATCACCTACGCTTACCACGCCTGTTCTTGGTGTAGCTACAGCAACAAGTTTGAATGGCCTAACGGTATCCACGACCACGGGTACGCTGACACTTGCTAATGGATCTACGCTTGCAACCTCTGGTGCTAATAGCATCACGTTAACTTCCACGGGTGCTACAAACGTCACGCTTCCCACATCAGGAACCTTGGCAACCACAAGCAATACCGTAGCAACGATCTCATTTGGTACGACAGGTTTAACGCCAAGCACGGCAACAGGCGGTGCAGTAACGGTTGCTGGCAACTTAAGTCCTGCTAATGGCGGCACGGGTGTATCTAACAATGCACTGAATACGCTTACCTTCACAGGTAACTACAGTCTTGGGCTGACCTTAAACGGCAACACATCGGTTACCTTACCAACGACCGGCACGTTAGCGACGCTGGCAGGGGCAGAAACCCTGACCAACAAGACCATCAATGGTGCTAACAATACGATCAGCAATATCAACCTAGCCTCTCAGGTCACAGGTACGCTGCCTTTTGGGAACGGTGGTACGGGTAACTCGGCTACACCAACAAATGGTCAGTTGCTAATTGGTAATGGATCGGGGTTTAGTCTTGCGACGTTGACTGCTGGTTCGGGTATCACGGTTACTAACTCCTCTGGCGGCATCACTATTGCTGCATCGGGTGGCGGTGGATCGGGAACGGTTACTAGCGTTAGCTGGACGGGCGGTATTGTTTCTGTAGCTACAGCGACGACCACACCGGCATTTACGATTGCTGGTACGTCAGGTGGTATTCCATACTTCTCAAGCGGTACAACTTGGGCAAGCTCTGGTGCGTTGGCTGCTAATGCGATTGTGATTGGTGGTGGCGCAGGTGCTGCACCGAGTACAACGACGACCGGGACAGGCATTCTGACCTTCTTGGGTACGCCATCATCGGCTAACCTTGCAGCGGCGGTTACGGATGAAACGGGTTCTGGATCATTAGTATTTGCTACCAGCCCCACGTTAGTAACGCCAACCCTTGGTGTGGCATCGGCAACAAGTGTTAACAAGGTTGCTATTACAGCCCCGGCAACAAGCGCCACGCTAACACTGGCTAACGGTTCTACCTTGGCTACATCGGGTGCTAACAGCATTACGCTGACATCTACTGGTGCAACGAACGTGACGTTGCCAACGTCTGGAACTCTTTCTACAACAGGTTTTGCTATAGCTATGGCTTTAGTTTTCGGAGGTTAATATGGCGGCGCCGAATATAGTTTCTGTAACAAGCATCGTACCCCATACGGTGTCCATCACCCCTGCTGATACCTCACGAAATGCTTTGGTGACGGCACCTGCGACAGGGGCAACGCATAAGATCAACTCCATCTTGGTAGCTAATATTGATGGAACGACGGCGTATAACACCACGGTGGAGCTAAGGCTTGCTGATGGGTCTACCTACCGATCCTTGTGTTATTTGCTGACAGTACCTGCTGGCGGTACGGTTGAAGTGCTGACCACGGGGACATCGCTATATTTGCTAGACACAAGCGTATCGGGTGAGGCTTCTACGTTGTGGGCTACAAGCGCCACGGCATCTAAACTGACTTACACCTGTTCTTACACGACGATTTCTTGAGGTGTAGATCATGGCTACATTTCCTTCTAGTTCTGATGCAAACGGCATTTGGCGGTTAAACGCTATTCGTGATGCCATCATGGGCCAAAACTGGCCTAACAGTACGCTTGTTACTGAGGTGTTTACTGCGACTACAAACTGGACATGTCCTACTGGTGTTGCCGCAGTTGAGTATTTGGTTGTCGCTGGCGGCGGGGGTGGATCTGGCGGTGGAGGTGGAGCTGGTGGTTTTAGAACGGGCAGTGGTTTAGCGGTTACCGCCGGTACCGCCTATACCATTACGGTTGGCGGCGGTGGAGCTGGGCAAGGAAACGGAGGCTCAACAAGAGGCACGCCGGGTTCCGATAGTGTTTTATCAACCATAACGTCAACTGGTGGTGGTGGCGCTGGAAATAACGATTTAGCAACATCGGGATTATCAGGGGGTTCAGGCGGAGGCGGAGGGGCTTCCGGTTCTGGTACAACATCAGGAGGTTCGGGCAATACACCATCAACTTCCCCATCCCAAGGAAACAACGGTGGCACAAATGGAGGTGTTACAGGATCGCCTTACCCGTCAGGCGGAGGTGGTGGGGCAGGCGCTGTTGGTGGCAACGCTTCTGGAACTACAGCTGGGAGCGGCGGAAACGGTACGGCATCTTCAATAATTGGGGCATCCGTTACTTATGCCGGAGGTGGTGGTGGTGGAAATGCTGTAAATAGTGGCACTGCTGGATCAGGTGGATCTGGGGGTGGTGGTGCAGGTAGTAGAACAGGAAATGGTAGTCCGGCAACTTCAAATACTGGCGGGGGTGGTGGCGGTGCTTTGAACGGTTCCACAGGCGGCTCCGGCGGATCCGGTATCGTCATCCTAAGATACCGTCAAACAGTCTCTTCTAATGTTTTCGTCTTCCGTGGATCAACCTCTTGGACTGCTCCCACAGGTGCAACATCTATTGATTACTTGGTTGTGGCTGGTGGTGGTGGTGGTGGTGGTCAGGATATTGGAAACGACACTGGAAGCGGTGGTGGTGGAGCAGGCGGATTTAGAACTGGGACAGGTTTAGCTATAACAGCGGGAACGACTTACACCATTACTGTCGGAGCTGGCGGTAATGGCGGCGCAGCAGGGGCAAATAACGGGGTTGTAGGTAGCGACTCTTCAATTGCTGGATCGCCCATCACTGAAAGTCCTTCAGGGGCTGGAACAAATACGTTTAAAGCCTATGGCGGTGGCTATGGGGCTACTTATAGTGCATCCAATTTTGCTGGTGGAAATGGTGGATCAGGTGGCGGCGGAGGAAGAGCTGGGGCCGGGGGTACAGGAAATACGCCATCAACTTCACCGTCACAAGGCAATAACGGCGGAGCCGGTGGCGGAACGGGTACCGCAGGTTATGCAGCAGGAGGCGGTGGCGGAGCGTCAGCTGTCGGTACTGCTGGAAACAATAACGGCGGTACAGGAGGCGCAGGAACAGCTTCAACATTATCGGGCGCTTCTGTTACTTACGCTGGCGGTGGCGGTGGTGGTGTCTACTCAGGCTATACGCCCGGATCGGGTGGTGCAGGTGGAGGTGGCGCTGGGGGTACATGGCGAGGAGCTGGTGTCGCTGGAACCGCGAATACAGGCGGAGGTGGTGGTGGCGCTTCTGGTGGCCCACAAGCTGGCGGCAACGGCGGCTCCGGTATCGTCATCATCAAAGTTAACTACTAAGAGGTAAATATGTATCGTTACTACGGCATTGACGTAGCTATGCAAATGCTTCGCCCAGGGGCAAAGTGGGAGTGGACATCCGGTGTTGGGTTTACACGCTGGGACGATCCAAGACCATGCCCGTCATGGGAAGAAGTTGAATTTGTGATGAAGAAGATCAAAGAGCTGGAAGACGCCGTGCCGACGATGTACTTGCCTGAGCAGCAAGCCAAGATTGATGAAGAACGGGCTATGTTTGAGAAGGCGGCTGCATGAACCTGCATGGACTCTTTGCACAACCCGTTGGGTTCTTTGACCTTGGGCGTGAGCTAACCGAGGAAGAGAAGTTTTTCCTCATGGAGTTGGAACAACGTGCTAATCAGGGAAACCGGACAAGTACCAATAACTTCGTCCTCAAAAGCCCTGTGATGACAAGTCTTAGGTCATGGATGGAAGATTCGGTGGCTGAGTATTTCAAAGCCACAACCAACCCCAAGCATGATGTCACGCTAAGGCTCACGCAAAGCTGGGTCAACTACAGCGAACCGGGGCAGTATCACCACAAACACGCACATCCCAACTCTTTTGTATCAGGCGTGTTCTACATTCAGACCAACCCTAATGACAAGATCTTTTTCTATCGGGATGGTTGGCAGCAGATTAAATTTCCTCCTGCTGAGTGGAATAGCTGGAACAGCGAGTCATGGTGGTTTGAAGCGATCACGGGCAGGCTGATTCTTTTCCCATCAAGTTTGACGCACATGGTGCCAACGGTGGAAGGTGAAGATGTTCGTGTGAGCTTGTCATTTAATACCTTCCCTGCCGGAACGGTTGGCGAAGAGATGGATTTAACCGGACTGAAATTGGAGGTTTAGCATGGCGCACTTTTGCAAACTTGACGAAAACAACGTGGTCACTCAGGTTGTCGTCGTTGACAACAAGGACACTTCCGACGCGGCTGGCGTGGAGAAAGAGCACATTGGCGCAGCGCATCTTGAGAAGATCCTTGGCGGCACATGGAAGCAGACTTCGTATAACGGCAATATTAGAAAGAACTACGCCGGGATTGGTTATACCTACAGGGCTGACATTGATGCTTTCGTGGCACCAAAGCCTTATGCAAGTTGGATTCTGAATGCCAACGCACAATGGGAAGCACCAGTGGCTATGCCGACCGATGGTCAGATGTATAGCTGGGATGAAGCCACTACCTCATGGAAAGTGAATGAACCCGCTCAAGCTTGAACTCACCCTTGATGAAGTCAATACAGTGCTAGATACGCTGGGGAATCTTCCTTATAAGCAGATCGCAGCACTGTTTGAGAAGATCAAGTCACAGGCTGTAGCCCAGCTTGAGGAACAGAAAACAGAGTAACCGTGGGAGACTGCTATGAACTGGAGCGATGTCCTCAAGGCAGTCATCCCTGTCATCGTTGCATCATTAGCGTGGTTGTTACAACAAGTAGCTGACTTCTCCACGCGGCTCACCAAGATTGAAGGTGCTATGCCAGCCTTGATTACTAAGGAGGGTGTGCCGACTGATTCGCCTATATCAGCCGAGAAGCGTGCTTTGCAGAAAGAGCAACTCATGCAACACATCAACGAACTTCAAGTCAAAGTCAGGCTGCTTGAGGAACGCGAAAAGCTGGGGAAACGATAATGTTTGAACTACTTGGCGGTGGTTTGCTTGGGTCCATCTTTGGTGGCATCTTTCGGCTTGCGCCTGAAGTCCTCAAGTTTTTGGACAAAAAGAACGAACGCCAGCACGAGCTATCCATGTTCCAACTTCAAACCGACCTCGAAAAAATGAGGGG